AGCGCGCTCGCCCTCGTCCTAAGCGAGCGTGTGAGGTTGTAGCCTGTGGATGCAGAATTGCTTCCGATTACAAACATTATGCAACCCCTAAGCTGCGACCCACTTCAAGCAGGTTTGTGCCATCTGAGCGCCATGCTATTAAGTCCTTGGAACCCGCTGCCGTAGATAGCGTTGGTGCTGTGCCGCCCGTGAAGTCAAACACAGCGTTCCAGCTAATCGTGCGTGAGCCTGTACCGTCTTGAATAATCAACAGAGAGTAGAACCCACCGTTGACCAAGTTAGTCGGCGCAGCAAATGTTCTGTTGCCACCGAGTGTGACTTGCGCTACCTGACCCAGAGAGGTATCCCAGTTAAGCGTTGCACCGTCAGTCAGAGTGATTGTTGGCGAGTATCCAGTACCGACTACAGCGAGTTTAGCGCCAGGGGATGCTGTACCAATACCAACGTTTCCAGTTGTAGAAAGGGTTGTAAAAGCACCTGTGTTAGCCGTTGTAGCACCCACCGTGCCGTTAATGTTGATTGATGCCGTGCCCGTTAAGTTAGTGACTGTGCCAGAGCTTGGTGTGCCAAGTGGCCCGCTATCATTTAACATTCGCACCCACGCGCCTGCGTGAGCAAAATACATCGCCCCATCTGCATGAGAGTGGGCTACAGCACCGTGGTAGGTAGTGGCACTAGGAAACGCAGCTTGGTTGGCGTAATAAAAAGGGATAACGCTACTGACACCAGGCGCAGTAATTGCACCATCGTCAGCAATGGTGACAAGCGAGTTTTGAATTAACTTGCCTGTTGTTAAATCAAAACGTGCAATAGCATTGTCTGTAGCAGAGGCAGGCCCCGCCACATCGCCGCTTGCGTTTGTTGCCCAAGAAGGAATACCGGATGTCACAGTCAACACTTGACCAGCCGTGCCAATAGCTAATTTAGACAAAGCCGTAGTTGTTGAGGCATATAGAACATCGCCCACCACATACGAACTTTGACCCGTACCGCCATTGACCGCTGCCAACGTACCGGCAAGCGTAATCGTACCCGAGCCCGTAATCGGCCCACCGGAAGTGGTTAACCCTGTCGTGCCACCTGAAACATCAACGCTTGTGACCGTACCCACGCCCGCTACAGATTGCCAAGTTGGTGCTGACGCACCGTTAGAGGTCAACACTTGACCATTGGTACCAGTTGCACCGGCTAACGACAAAGTCGAGTTAATGCGTAGAGTTGTGACTGTAGCAGCAGCGGCGGTAGTACCGCCAAGAATTAAGCTGTTGGCTGTACCGCCGGTAATAGCCACGGCGGTAGCGTTTTGAGTAGACATCGTACCCAAACCGGTAATGTCGGTGTTGGGGATGGTGGAAGACGCCGTCATGGCTGCTGTGCCGTTGCCCTTGACGTAACCCGTCAAAGTTACAGCACCCGTGCCGCCGTAAGGCACCGTAATGGTCGAACCATTCCAAGCACCGGCAAGCACCGCACCGGTCAGCGTAATGTTACGGAAGGTCGCATCGCCCGAGGCGTCTTTAACCGACATTGTGCCGGTAGCGGCGGGCACGGCAATTGTAAAATTACCGGACGCATCATCAGACGACAACGTAGTCGTGCCGCCTAGTGTACTGGCATCAAAAATTAAGCGGCTCATGGCAATCCTCTATTCGTAGACAACAGTTGCAGAAACCGTACCGCTAATCACCACGTTTAAGCCGTTATTAAAAAAGCTGCCGTCGTAATTACCCATTGGATAGTAGGTAGCCGCAACTGGCGTAAAAACACCAAACATTGTGGTTGCGGTGCCGGTCTGCACGTCATAAATGGTGATTGTGGGTGTGGCCGAGGCAGCACTTACAAAGATGCCCTTTATCTTGCCTTGGCCAACTTTGATCTGTTTAGACGCCGTGATGTAGGTGTAATTTGCCATGATATGCCTTACGAAAGAAATTTCAATTTATAAATCGTTCTTAAATATAACCCTATGATTTCATCAATCAAATTCTGTAAAGCCGAGTCATCTTTTCCACAAACTTCGTAGCGATATTTTTCAATATCTTTAAGTTGGTCTTCCAAAAACTCGGTAACATTAGCCGTCTTCTTAGATGACTGCAAAGTGATTGCACCAATCATGCCGTTGCGACCTTGGTAGGCTTCGGCAAAATTGTCAGTCAAACCAATGATGTTTTCATAGAACTTTTGCAACGCTTTGTGCTTGGAATAGCTGCGTGTATTTAGATGTACGCTGTGCGTGACATCGCGCGCTAGGAAAAACAACCCTACGAAATCATTGCACTTCATTGTGGTTGCTCCATCATTGGAGGTTGCATCTGGTCAGGTGGTGGCTGCATACCTTCAGGTGGCATCATGCCCTGATCCATAGGTGGCTGCATCATGTCTTGCTCCATAGGCGGCATCTCAAACTGCTGGCGCTGCGGTGCGCCGCCAATTAAGTCACCCGTATCCATTGCGGCTGCAACCGTACCCATCACAATGTCTTGGATTTGCTCAAATGTCATGCCCGCTTGAACGGCTGAGATACGCTTGGTTTCAGCATCAAAGGCTTTGATCTGCGCCTCATAGTCTTTGCGCTCAGACTCTTGGACTTCCATAGACTTAGCCACGTTTTGCAGCATGGTGTGCATCTGCTCCATCTCTTTAGCCATTGCTTGCATCTGCTGCTCGGCGGCTTGCAAGGCGGGGTCTTTGTCACCGTCATCCATGAGTTTTGGATCAATGGTCTTGGCAAAGCGTTTAGCCATCTCTTGCGCGCCAGGCCAATCCATGTTCTTAATGAACAGATCGCCCGCAACCGCCCACAGTTGGGGGTTGCCTTGCAACAATTGACCCATCGACTCCAACGCCTCTTGGCGTTTGGTCATGTAGCTTGGGCCGGTCGTAACCATCACGTCGTACGTTCCAACGCTCGGGTTGTAAATCTTGTCAATCTCAATACCGTTTTGGTCAACTATTTTCTTAACCGGTTCTTGCTGCATGGGGTCGATCTTGGCTGAGTCAGGCTCGCCGTCCTCGCCCATGATGCGGGCAACCCGCTGCGTGTCGTAAATCTTAGGCACTAAGCCAATGATTTGGCGTGTAATGTGGCGTACCGCGCGCGCCAAATTATCAACGTAGTGGTATGTGCCGGTATCAGCCTGACGCTCACGCGCCATGATAGCCTTGCCTGAACGCTCATTAGACGTTTGCCCAAGGCTAGAGTCATATTGCCCTGTTGTTGACTTAATATCGTCGCTAGCACCCGCCTTGGCTTGCAGCAAGCCACTTGACGCCATAGGGGGCTGCGCGCGTTGGGGGAGTGGTAATGCACCACCCGCGCCGTCCGTTACATCAGGGTTAACTTCAAGGTATGGCCAGTTGGTCGTGTTGGCAGTTTTCCATTGCGTTTCGTAGCCCTCAAACTGCCCGCCGTAGCCGATAAACGGTGCTTTGGGTGCCAAAGCGAGCATCTCTGCCTCTTGGCTTACCCAATAGTTGTACATCCGCTGTGCATCTTTGGCGTTACGCACAATGCCCGACACATGAATGCGCCCGTCAATCTCAAATTCGTTACCGACCACCCGCACAACCGGAATCCAATCACCTGCCCAATCGTTAGACTCTAGCACTTCAAAACCGTTGATTTTGCAATGCTTGACTTTTTTGACGTCAACAATACGGCTTTTGATTGGCTTCATGCCCATCTGAACCATTTGCTGATCTTCAGGCGAGCCCTTCATGGCACTAACATTTCCGTAGTAGAGATTTAGTGTAGCTTTTTCATGCTCTACGTAGTAATAATCGGCAATCCGAATAGTATCTACGCTTAACCACGGTGCGTAGGATTCATTTCCCACGCTTTGCGCTTGTAAGGACGACACGGGTTGTGCATCCGGAAACATCCGCTCAAAGTCTTCGAGCATCAAGTCTTCAGTCACAAAACACCATTGGGCGTCCGACCCACACGGGTCTTGGATCGTTGGATCCATGTAGACTGAGAATGAATTGCGAATACGCCCGATTTTAATATTCTGATCAAACGAATTGGGGTTCTCATACTCGGTAAGCAGCCGGATATAGCCTTCGCCATACGCCACTTGGTTCTCACAAGCGGTGTCGTATGCAACGTCCGCGTCAGACATATACTCAATGTGACGCACCATACCGTTAAAAATCTCAGCGACCTCAACATCCGCCTTGTCGTCAGCCGGAATTACTTTCCCACTTGGTCGATTTTGGCGTTGGTCGTTGGTGACTTGTCTGACGTGCTGGGGCAGCTTGTTAATAGTAAGGCAGGGGCGCGCATTGATGGTTTGACCTTGAACCGAGCCCCGAGTAGCCAACACGTCGGCTGGCCATTGGAATTGGTTGTCGGGGCTTGCTGCGTAGAATCGAAGATCATCAAGTTCATCCTCACGGCTATCAGAATAGGCGGCAATCGCCATTGTCATGCGATGCAATGCGGTTTCTATGATGTCTTTGTCTTTCATACCAATCCGATTACGTCCTTGTCTTTCATCAGGATCAAATCTTCATACTTGCGGTCAATGGTGCCGCTGTACATGACGTGATCACCTACGGCAACCATTAAGGGTCGAGTGCTGCCTTTCTTGCCCGTGCCAACCGCCACCACCACACCCGTTTGCGTATCTGTTTCGGGTAGGATTAACAACCCGCTTTGCACAAACGGGTCGGGACGCACCGCAATGTTGTCGTGTAGAGGTTGGATCATTTCTTTTTTGCCGTTTTTGCAGACTGTTTAAAGTCTTTGGCGGTCGGCGCATTCTTGCTGCCGACCTTGTTCATCTTTTCACCGCTACCAGCTTTGATGCGCTCTTGCTTTGCGTTGATATTTGCGTAGAGTCCAGGTTTAGCCATGATTAACATTTCCACCGTTTTAAAGAAGCCTTTGCACGTTCGCCATCTTTAGCATGGGCTGCAACCGCACCCATTCTTGCACAAAAGGACGCCTTGCGCCCCTTATCTGCTTCGGTCTTTGGATTGGGGGCGGGTGCCTTTAAGTTGCTACCCGTGGCGGCGTTGTATTTCTCACGCCCTTTGGCAGTCAACCCAGCGCCCTCTTTGACAGATAGCTTTTCGCCTCGCCCGACCGATAACGACACGGATTTCTTAGCCACTACGCCCCCATCCAAGAAGTTTGTACGCCGTTTGGCGAATAGTTGCGACTCTTAGGTTCTACATACTCACGGTGCGCGACAGGAAACGCAAACGTCACGCATATAGCATCTGCTGCATCAGGGGATGCTAACCCCCTCGCCCGCATATCCTTTTTAGACTCCAAAAAGATAGTTCCTTTTGAATCCGGCTTCATTACTGGTGATATTAAATCAGTTTTAAGTACTCTGTCACTAGGAATCGACGCGGTTTTAAGCCATTGACGCATATCACCCCACATTTGCGCCCTTAAATTACCATACATAAGCGGATTTTTGGATTTATTTCCAAAATTCACGCCCCTAATCTTGTATCGCTGCTCTTTTAAGCGATCCACCACGCCCCCGCCCACGCCGCCTTCGTCAATGACCACCAACGCGGGCTTATATTCCTCAATCGCCTCAATGACGTGCCCCACCACGGTCATCGTATCGTCGCCCTTAAAGCGTTTAATGCCGATAATGTCGCGCCCTTGGCGGATGGCGATGACCGTTGAGTCTGATCCGAAGCGCGCAGGGTCAACACCCACGATAATGGGGGCGGACAAGTCTTTGAGGCGGGCGCGACGCATGGCTTCGTCAACGATTGATGACGATATGAATTGATCGTCCCCCGCTGATGGGAAGTCACCGTAGACCTCAACCGCAGCTTGTGATGAGTCCGCACCATACTCGTCGATGATCTGCTGGTAGACCGCCTTGTCCGTACCCTCAACCGTTCTTGCGTCCACAATCTTGGTTTGCCAAAAGTCACGCTTAGAGTTGTGGCATTCGTAGAAGTAGCCGGTGTTGCGCCTCGGGTTTGAGAACGCCAACCAAAAACGGTTAGGCGTGTTCTCGGTAAAGAAGCCCGCAGTCACCGCCCAAATGGCGTCATCAATACCGGAGGCTTCGTCAAAGATCACCATTACGCCGTCGTAGTTGTGAACCCCTGCGTACGCATCAGGGTTCTCGCTTGACCACAGCCTGCCTTCCACCGACCAATAGCGTGTGCCTTTCTTTAGGTCACGCTCAACCAACTCAGTCATCCACTTAGCGGGCATAAGGCGTGTGGCGCTGACTTCAAACCAATGTGAGTTAAGTGACATGGCGAGCCACTTGGTAATCTCGGCCCAGGTGACCGATCGTAATTGGCTCTCCGAGTTTGCCGAAATAATGGTTGTCGAACCAATCCGTGTGGAGAGCATCCATAAGGTGAGCCAGCTAACAAGAGCAGACTTGCCAATACCACGGCCGCTTGATGTGGCCATTCTAAACGTGTCAAAGTCAATCTTGCCGCCGTTTTGCTTAATGTGGGCGGTCAAGTCAGTTAGCACCTCACGCTGCCATTTGCGGGGGCCGGTGAAGCCTTCTAATGGCGTACCTTTTTGACCCCAGGGGAATGCGTAAAGTACAAACGCTAGTGGGTCATCCTTGATCTTGGGCGACCAAAGCGCTGACATTAGGCGCATCTCTTCC